GAAGAAAATATGCCATAAATTATTCCTTTGGATTTGCGTCTTTAATTGATTTTATTCTTGCTTTCCAAGCATCTATATCTTTATAAATTTCATCTAGCTGGTCGCCTATATTTCCGTATAAATTTTTTCTAGTTGATCTTATATGATTATTATTTTCTTCTATTTGTGCAGAACTTTCATAACTGTCTAATTGTTCATTAGTAGGTTTTGCAATATCTAAGTTCCACTCTTTAATATATGAACCTTGTCCATCATCTTGAAGAATAACATCAGACTTAAAATTAACATCTTGTCCTACATACTTTATTATTTTTGTTGTTATTTTTGCCATAATAAATTCCTATTGTATTAGTTTAAATCCTCCGAAATGTGTTTCATAACTTGTATAACCATTTTGACCACTACCGCCTGTTACTTGTGGACTTCCTGTAGTTGCATTATAATCACATCTTGCATAAATTTCATAATAATCACTTGCAGAAGTCGAATTATCAATAATTGAAACATGAAAAAAATTTGGAATATTATTGGTAAACTCATTATTTAAATATACTGAGTTTGAAACTAAAATACTTCCATTTTTGTATATTGCTGTTCTAAATTCATGACCATTATTAGAGGAATGAAAAAAACCAACTTGTGCAAATAGAAAAAATTTACCTGTTTCTCCTGTAACAAATTTATCATTACTTAAATCAAAATCTCCACCAGCATCATATAATTCAGTTTGAAATGTAACTTTTGTATAAGTTTCTTCTGTTATACCTTGCGTTGCAGTTTTATAAGCAAAAAATTGAGGAGTGTTATTTCCACCAATATAACTTGCATCTAATCTTTTTAAAGTTCCACCATCGCTAATTAAAAATTCATCTGTGCTTGCTGGTGATTCTGCTAATTCTGTTTCTGCTGAAATTATATCTTGTGCTAGTTTAGCATTTGTTATTATTCCATCTGCTACATCAGAACTTGTTAAAGGTGCTGCTGTAGGAATTTTTCCAATATAAGCCATCTTATGTTATCTCCATTATAGACAATGTGCCTGAAACTTTGTCAGCTACAGAACAATCTATTTTAATTTCGTCTGTAGTTTCTAAAACTACTTTTCCACCAGATAAAAGTTCTAGTGAACTTCCTGCTGGAATTGTTACATCTTTTACTAAATATGATGTACCATTTGTTACATTATTAGCACCACCTCTATTTGCTGTATCACTAACTAATTCTACTTCAACAGTAACTGCTGATGAATGAATATTAGTTAGGATTAAACCAAGAACGACAGTAGTTGTACTACCAGCGACTGTGTACATTTTGTAAGGTGTACCTGCAGAAGCTGGTTCTGCTGCAAATGTAACTACTTTAAATGTATTCGCCATTTGTGTTTTCTCCTTTTATTATTAATTAACCTAAAGCTATAGCTAGTGCTGTTGGATCGTCTGTTACATACCCAGCACTATTTAAGTATGTTTTAACATCTGTTAATGCTACTTGTTTCATCGTACCATCATCATTAACTACTAATCTATCAGCATTTGCTAAAGTTGTAGAAGTTGCTGTTGTATCACCATCCATAATGTTTAATTCTGAATAAGTAGTTGTAGCTCCATCTAAAATATTTAGTTCTGCTGGTGTAGAAGTAATCGTTGTAGTCGTTGCTGCATTTAACAATGCAACATAACCAGTTTGGTTTAACAAGTATTGTGTTCTGTCTGCTGTTGGATCAACAGGTGTTAAAGTAGTTTCGTAAGCATCTGCTGTAGATCCTTCAAAGACAGCTCCATTACCATCTATAATTGGTGAAGTTAATGTTTTGTTTGTTAAAGTTTGTGTTCCAGTTAAAGTAACATCTCCTACGTTTTGAGGTGTAACTTTTGTAAATGCTATTGAATCTGAATCAAGAGTAACTGTGTTATTAGTTGTGCAAAGCCACATAGTATTATCATTAGTTGAACCTTGATTGATAATAACCATTTGACCTGATAGCTCACCAATAGCATCAAAGTCTGTTGATCTACTAGCTGTACCTGAACTAACTACTGTGTAAATACCATTTTGACTAGCAGTAGATTGATCTTTAACTAAAACTTGATCTCCTGTAGCAAGAGTTACTCCATCAATAGTATCTCCATTTTGAAGATCTGATGATAAAGTAATGTTAGCTGTAGTTGCTGCTTCGCAAATAATTCTAGTTCTAAGTCCAGCAACAGCATCATTAACATAAGATGTAGTAGCTTTTGTATCCATTTGAGTTTGGATAGCACTTGTTACACCATCTAAATATCCTAATTCTGTTGATGTTACATCTGATACTGCAATTTTTTGAGATGAGTTAGAAATAACAGCTCTGCTTGCAGTTAAACTTTCTGTATCAATTGTTGTAGCTGATCCAGTTATAGTTGCTTGTTTAGCATCTAATTGAGTTTGTATTGCAGAAGATACTCCATCTAAATAACCAAGCTCAGTAGAAGTAACATCACTAACAGTTACATCTCCATTGCTATCTGAATATAAAGCTCTTGATGCAGTAAGATTTTCCATTTTAGAAAATGCTATAGCTGCTGAAGAACTTACATCAGCATTAACTATTACACCTGAACCAATTGCTGCTGTTCCTGTTGTTCCAATTGAAATATCTCCAGATATAACTACTGGATTAAAATTTGTACCATCTGCAATTAAAGCTGCACCAGATGTATTAGTACCCATAGTAATATCATCACCTGATACTGTAAGATCACCAGTAACAACTACATCATTATTAAATGTAGCTTTTCCTGCTTCTGACATATCTAGTGTTAATGCAGTAATTGCACTTCCACCATCATTACCTTTGATAATTACATCTTTATCTGATGTTGTAGATTTAATAACTAAATCTGTCGATGAGTTGGTAACTTCTCCAAATTGAGTACCACCATCATAAAATTTTATATCTCCACCATCTGCGTCTAGGTGAATATCACCAGGAGCATCTAGTGTTACATCTGTAGTACCATTTGAAACTATATCTAATGTAGTTGTTCCTGCTGCTTTAATAGTTACATTATCTCCATCAGCATCTAAAATAATATCTCCTGATACATCTAATGTGTAATCTCCAGTAATTGATGGAGTTTCAGGCATAGAAGTATTGGTTGCACTAATTACTCCAAGATGTACTGAAGTTATAGCTTCATCTGAAAGAGATCCTGAATCCCAAGCAACTGTAACAGTTGTATTAGTTGAAAACGCAGTAGCTGTAATTGATCCATAGATTGTGCCAGGTGTAGAGGCTACTAATTTTACTCTACGACCTACATGATAAGCTGAAGTTACATTAACTCCTGCAATTGTAAAACTTGTAGAAGATGCGTAAGCTGGTGTATAAGTACCTGCTCCATCTCCATATTCAATCCATTCAGCAGAATTATAAAACTGCCTAATGTCTGCCATAATATCTCTAAAGGCATTATTAATGTTTGATGGCAACATTCCTTCTGCAACAGATACTGAATTTGAACTTGTTGCTGAGTTATTTCCTGCTGTTGTATCGTATTTCCCTATATATGATCCTGCCATGTTTCTCCTTAATTCATAAACCAATTAAAAGCTTTATCGCTTTCGGTATTATTTTTGTTAATTAAAGCATTAACTGCTTCTTCTATTTGTCTTTGAAAGAACTCTTGTGTTTCCATAGAGTATCTAACATTATCTATATCAATTTTATCACTCATCTAGTACCTGCCCTTGAAGCCACAAGGTCTATTCCTTGTGCATGAGTAAATGTAGTACCTGATGGTACTTTTACATTTGCTCTAATATATCTTCCAGATTTTCTAACTGGATTAACACCACTATTTCTCATAGATACTGAGCTTGATGCACTTTCATCATCAGCTAATCGTTCTCTTGTTTTAACTGTTAGTGTAGCATCTGCATCTACAATTGGTCTAACACCTGTAATGTTAGTTCTTAAACCAGGAAATGGTTCAAGTTCTGAAGTTTCTATTTCACATTCGTTAGCTGTGCCAGAAAAAATTGCAGCTTTATAATCACTATCAATTCCACCAAGTAGAACTTGTCCACCAGACCAGAAATCTGTATCTAATGCAGCATTAATGTTTTCTAAATTTTGAGATAAAATATCCATTAATTCTACAGTATAAGCTCCAACGAATTGTGCAAAAATTGTACTTGCATTAGCATCTGCTAAAGACCATTTTTGAGTAGCATAATTATAAATAATTATTTTATCACAAATCCCTGTTGTGTTAGCAGCATTAGCTGTACTTGGAAATAACCACATAGCTAACTGATTAAATGGATCTACTGCTGCACAAATTCTATCTGAATATGCTTTGTTTAAATTAAGATCAAAATATCTATTAACTTTTTCTACACCAATA